GGGCTTTATCGCGCCCGCAACCTCCCTTGTTAATGATGTCACCTATAACGACAGTCCAATTGTCCGGCTTTGACAGCAAGTAGCCCAGAAGCCACCGCGCCTCCATAGAAAGTCGGACGTCCTCAAAGACGTGATTAGGGACAACGGAATAGCTTGCGTTGCGGACGCCACGCCGGATCGTAGCTTCGGTACTCATTTCACACCGCCTTTCCGCGCCAACGTCTCCATGAAGGTGCGAGCCGCATTCAGCAGATCCTGAACATCAGTCGGCAGTCGCCCAAAGCGATCCCGCACCGTCACCAGCGCCGAGATCTCAAGATCGACGAGCTGCGCGCCGCGAACGAAACCAGCCTGGCGCAGGACGCGGTAAATAGCCGTCTGATCGCGATAGAAGATGAATGTCGGGATGTTGAGCAGCCACCGTGCCCGCTCCGCATCCGACCTGCAATCCTGAAGCTGTTCGATAACCGGCGACATCCCCGTCATGTCCGGCCCCCTTTCCATAGTTCGAAGTCCGTACGCAGGTCGATAAACGCCGCCTGCGCCCGTTCCTCACGATTGAGTTGTGTCTTGCTGGTGATGCCGATCAGGCTCTTTAGGACCGTGTCGGCGTGTTCTTTGTTGTGGATGGCCCGCGCCTCGGCGGGGTGCTGTCGGCGCTCCAGAAAACGATGGAAAAGCGGATCCGCGCAGAGGATGGCGGCGTTCGCGGCGAAATCGCCATCGCGCAGGCGGGTTGTCGGCTGCTGATCGGGCGGGGCACTATGCCCGCTCCTGAAAGCAAGGATGGCGCGTTGGCGCAGCCTCAGGAAAAGCGATGTGTTCTCCAATGCGCCGGTCAGAAGCTCTATTTCATCCGGCAAGGCATCCGCGTACAGCGTGCCCAGGACGACACTTTCGCCCGTCGACCGCCGCGCGATGATATGCGTCTGGTCGCCATCCGCATCGAAACGCCACTTGTCACCCTTGCAGCGTCCGACAATATCTTCCAGCCGCGCGACGCGAGCCTTTTCGCGGTCTCGTATTTCCTGCTCGCGCATCGTCATGCCGCCACCTTGGCGGCGATGAGATGACTGCAATTGGCGCCGACAAGAGCTTCCGCAACAGGCGGGCTTACGCTGTTTCCAACGCAGGACACCTGAATGGACTTCGGAAATGCAATCCAAGTCTCCCTGCCGTTCTCAGACACACCTACCCCGTCGATCTGATAGCCGCCGGGGAAACCCTGCGCATTGAACAGCTCACGAGGCGTGAGCATCCGCATGCCGATATCGACGATGACGAAAGTGTTGCCGCCGATTTCGAGGGTCACGAACTCGCGCTCGTCCCAAAACCCGTGCGCCCGCATGAAAGCCGCGACCTCGCGGGCGCGGGCAGCCTGCGCTTCCGTGAATGGCCGCACTTCAAGCGCTGCCTCGACATGGCCGTGCCGGTCTTTCGTGGTGATGGTACGTGCAGGCTGGTTCTCTTCTCCGCCATCACCCGTGCCGTAATAGGCCTGAAGATACGGAGCGACTGCCGCATGATGCAGGCCGCCAGCAGTAACGGTTTTCAAGGGCTTTGAAGCGTCGCCTTGGCCGCCAGCAGTATTCGACGTGTAGAGATGTGAAAGATAGGGCGTCACGATCGACTGATGCGAACCGGTCTGCGTCAACGTTGAAATCGGTGCATCAGCAGGCCTGCCCGGATTGACCCCGCCTTCGCGGCGGCTGTCATTGTTGTGCTGCGCGACGAATGCAACGGCAGCAGCGTGCTTGACGCCACCGGCGACAACGGTTCCCAAGGGCTTGTCGATATCGAGGCATCGCGGTGACTGCCCGTCGCGCTCGCCGTATCCCGTCTGGATCAGAGTCGGCACGATGACGCTGTTCTGGTCCTTCTTGCTGGCCGTGATCGTGTGATGAGGATCATCAACGGATCGGTTCGACCCGCCGTGTTGCGCGGCAGTGAGAACCGGTGCGACCAAGGACAGGCCAGCTCCGCCGGCGGTGATGGTGTGTGTAGGTTCATCAGCGCCGTTAAACGGCTTGCCAGCGTTGCGCATCGTCATCAGGTGCGGAGCGATCATGCCAATCGGCGCAGCGCCGCCCGGCTTTTTGATATAGCTATTCGCCGTTACCGTGGGCGCTGGCTCGCGCATGTCGCTGCCGGTTGCGCCAGTGTTGAAGCGGATGACGGACGGCGTAATGAGACCGTGACTGATACCGCCAGCAGTGACGACGCCGTGCGGTTCGTCGAGCGGATATTCCCGCCGTCCGCCACTGTCACCATGAGCAACCGAAATCAGAGAGGGTGAAACTATCGCCTTCTCACCACGGTTCGCTCCGGTTACCGTCTTGACAGGTTCATCAATATCCTCGCAGCGGGCACCATGCGTCAGGTTGACGATGAAAGGGCTATCGGCATCGAGAACATAGCGTTTCATGCCGCGCGCGACACGGGCCATGGTATTGTCGGCCAGAGGCCTGATCGCCTTCAGGCCGTGTTTCGCAGCGATATCGGCCGAGCTATCGAAGATCGACGGGCACGGTATCGACCAGTCAATGCATTCCGCTGCGGTGCGCCATGGCAGTTTACGCCCGGCAATGACATCCGGATCATCGGGCGCACCGTGCGTCGGTTCCGGCCAGACGATCTTTTGGCCATCGAAACGGATGATCACAAAGAGGCGCTTGCGGATCGTCGGTGCGCCATAATCGCAGGCGCGCAATTCCCGCTTCTCCAGCTTGCCGCCGAGGCGGCGGAGCTTCTTGCACCATTGCTGGAAAGTTTCGCCCTTCCGATCAGGATCCGGCATCAATCCCCGGTCGGTCTGGACAAGTGGTCCCCACGTCGCAAATTCCTCGACGTTCTCCATGATGATGACGTCGATCTTGCCGCCGCTTTTCTGGACACGTTCAACCCAGAACGGAATTACGTGCGCAAGATCGCGGATGTTGCGCTCTACCGGCTTGCCGCCCTTGGCTTTGCTGAAATGCTTGCAATCTGGAGAGAACCAGGCAAGGCCGATGTGCTGCCCTGCCACGTAATCGAGCGGATCCACCTTGTAGATGTTTTCCGAGATGTGCAGCGTGTCAGGGTGATTTGCTGCATGAAGCGCAAGCGCCTGCGGATTGTGGTTGATGGCGAGATCCGGAGAGCGGCGCAGCGCCAGCTCAATCCCGGTCGACGCGCCGCCGCCTCCCGCGAAACTGTCGATGATGAGCGGCAGGCCATGGTTCCAGCGCTTCTTGCTGTTGAACTGGGGCGGGGGCGCGAGGTGGTTGAGGAGCGATTCAGCGTACATCGGGTTCCCCTTCTTGGGTGCCTGCCTGATTTCCCCAGAACTCCCACTTTCCATTCAGGCGCACGTCGCCATCCGCGAGGCTTTCGCGTCGCTGGAACATTTCGAGTTTGGGCATGGTCGGATAAAGCCGGTCGATCTGTTCAGCGAACCACACCGGTTTTTCGCTGTGGCGGCCGACAGGATGGTCGGTGCACTTGATGGGCTGCGTGCCGGGAATTGGCGCAGGGAAATCGCCGCGCGTGCCGATCAGAAGAAGTTCGAGGTTGTCGAAGCTCCAATAGCCGGTCCCGGTCTGTTCGCCGGGATAGACTTTCCTCCAGCCCCAAAAGCTCTTGTAGGCGTAACCCCAGCGCTTCAGCGCTTCCACGCCGTTGGCGAGATCCGTCACCCACATGAACAGCGCCGAGCAATGGGCGCCGGGACAACCGAGCGACAGAATGTCGTCGAGGGACATCGTCGGATAATGGTTTTCGGCGCTCTTCTCGGCGCCGGTAACCTCGGAATAGGTTTTAAAACGCCACGGCGGATCCGCATAGATGATCGGAAACGCCCTGCCCTCGTCCTGCCCAACGCCTTGCCACCACGGCGTAACGTTCTGACGCGCCGCGATCTGGACGGCGAGATCGGTGCGGACGGCGTGCCGGATCTTTTGATCCTCCGCACGCTTGGCTTTGGCGACCTTCTTTAGCTCCGGGAAATTCGATGGCTCAGGCAGGAACATCGTGCGGATCGGTTTTACCGCCGGCTGCGCAACGCCATCGCGACCGACAATTGTTGACTGGTGGGGAATTTCCCCACCATCAACCAAGCGGCGACGCGCAGCAGATACCGTTTTATGATCGACGCCGAGCTGCGCGGCGATGGCGCGGTTTGACGCGGCCGGCGCATCCTTCAAATGCTCCTGAATGATCGCCTGCCGCTGCGCGCCGGAAAGGTGGCGTCGCGCGAAATTGAGGGACCGCGCGAACGAACGCTTGCCTTCCTCGGACAGCTGCTTGCGCACAAACCGTGGCCAGTCGGTAATCCCGAGCATCTTGCAGATCGCGACACGGTGATGACCGTCGAGAATTTCGCCAGCCTCGTCATATTCGACCGGCACCTTGACGCCATGCGTTGCGATATCGTCATAGAGCGCCTTGAAGTCGTCATCCGAGAGCGGCGGCAGAAGCTGGTACGGCCCCGTCACGACAACACGGCTCAGGCTTTCTTCCGGCAGTCTGCCCTCTTTCCGCGCCCGCTCGATGACAGCGGCGGCGCGATCGCCAGGGCGAAAGAGATTGCCGTCCTTCGGATCCCGCGTGAGATAACGGTGGGCCAACGCTGCGCATGCCGCGCGCACTTCCTGCGTCGTCTGGCACCGAAACTCGCCGTCGCGCAATGCGACGGATACGATGTTGAGGCCGACATCACCCGGCATCTGGAGACGCTGCGCATTCATGCCGCACCGCCTTTGCGCATCAGGCGCAGGTCGGTTTCTCGGATGATCTCGGCGGCACGCTCAACTGATACGCCACGCCCAAGGAGGCGAACGGCGAAGCGTGGCGCGAATTCGAAACCGGCGTCGTTAATTGCCGTACGGATGGGGGCTGGAAGAGCATCGAACAATTCCATCAGTGCGCCCTCATCAGTCGATCAAGGTATGCCTGCCCCATTCCGGTCAGCCGAAGTTCGTGGCCGCTCTGGTCCATCTGGACGTATCCAGCTTTCTTCAGTTCGGCCGCCAGAGCGCGAGCCTGAAACGAGGCGCGGATCGTACACTTGCCACCAGCCGCGCGAACTTCGCGCAGCATTGCGCGCGCGGCATCCGATATCGGCGTCAGGGTCAGAGCGCTTTCACTGGTTTTCAATGTCCTGCCTCCTCGACAATGCGGCAAACCTCGATCTCATCGAGGCCAAGCTCCGTTGCGATTTCATGGGTGGATCGACCGGCGCGCCAAAACTCCAAAACCCGCGCGGCGCGGGCTTCCTTGACGAGTTTGGAACGGCTTGTTTCGGCCATGCAGAGCGTCATGCGCCACCGCCGATCAGGCCGCTCCGAAGCTCCTGCATCTGGGCAATCGCATCATCGAGAAGCGGAAGGAGCGTGCGGCGCTCGTGGTTGTCGATCTTTCCGTCGAGGAAGGACGTGATCAACGCGGACAAAAGTTTTCCCTTTGTGTCGGCGAGACGGCTGACATCCTCCATGTCCGGCGCATCAGCTTCCGACTCGTTCCGAACGAGATCGAAACCGCTAAGGTTGGCCATGTATTCCGTGACGAGAGGGTAGCCCGCCATCCGCTCCACATCAGCGAGCACGTCAAGCGGCATGAATTCTTTCTCGCGGGGAGACGCGTACCGGGACAGGTGCGCTTCGCCGACCCTGCTCTCTTTCGCGACATTCGATGCGCCGACCTGGCGGAGTAACCGGCCAACGGTAGCCTTAAGGTCTCGCCGCTCTTCCTGCGAAGTTGGGCGCACGGTTTCAGTCTCGTCTGGGCGCACGAAATCATCCTCGAAAATCAAGGGAATCTTTTCGGAAAGTCTTCCGGTGAATTTGTCGCGCGACGCCTTTAGCGTCGCAGAGTCCAACACATCAAAGGAGGTCCACATGGAAATGAACCTGAAAGAAAGAGGCCGCCGGAGCCGGGAGGAGAAGCGTCACGGCGGGTGCGCAGAAAGGAAAGGAATTTCCCTCGCGCAACAGGAAAGGCGATCCGGACGGAAGGGTCCGCAGGCGTGCAAAGCCTCTTCCGTCCGGTTTCCCGAGCGCGCTCTGCCAGGAAAGCGCCGGGATTGGTTGCAGCGGCAGGATTCGAACCTGCGACACCGTAATTCTGAGTCGCGAGGGATAAACACTTGCCCACGCAGCGGAAAAGCTGGATCACCGTCATTCTGCGGCCTCCATGGGACGAGGAACAGCCTTCGGCCAATCGCATCCATCGGGCCAGTTGCTGCTGAACCAGCTAACAACCTCGTCATACTTTTTGGCCGTGAAGGTCTTTCCGTCTCTGATTCTGGAGAAGAATCGACTGTCGGCAGCGCAATGTCTGCCGACCGTGGACTCGCCAAGATCCTTGGCCTCACAAAAGGCATTCGAGAGCGTCAGCAGATGATTGGCGAGTTGCGTTTCCATGCCGCTCTTATAGTGGGACGCATCCCACTTTGCAATAGGAAACATCCCATTCGCGTTTGGAGGGGGAAATTTCCTATTATGCAGGCATGAGCAAGCTCCAAGAAATCGCGATCCAACGACTGAATGAACTCGACCTGGGACCTGTTGAGGCCGCGGTGAAAGCCGGGCTGGAACGGACCTTCCTGCGGGACTTAGTCGACGGCAAGAAATCCACAGTCACCCTGAAGAAGATGCCCGAACTGGCGCGAGCACTTCAACTGGATGCGGATGCGCTGATGAGAGGAGAGGTTGTTCGACTAAATCATCCCGACGATGGCGCGGCGCCCACCGTGACAAAGCCGAACGCAAGCTTTCCGCCACGGTTTCAGAAATTCGAGGGCGACGGCTACATTCCACTTCTGGGGCAGTCTATCGGCGGCCCGAATGGCCGCTTCATCCTGAACGGGTCCGAGGTGGGACGGCTATTCGTTCCGCCGATGCTGGAAGGCGTTGAGGGTGCATATGCTGTACGGGTCTACGGCACATCGATGGAGCCTCGCTTTAAGGCTGGAGAGACGGTTTGGATCAATCCGAACGAGCCTGTCCGTGCGGGCGACGATGTAATCGTCCAAGTAGCAACTGACGAAGAAAATCAGCGCGAAAGCTATATCAAAGAGTTCCGCTCACAGTCGAGCAAGGTCACGCGACTTTGGCAACACAACCCAGACGAAGGCGAAACAAATGAGGTGACATTCCCCTCTTCGTCTGTGTTCTCGGTCCACAAGATCGTGTTTCACGCAACAGTCTGAGCGACTGGCAATTCAATCCACTTCGGTCGGATCGTGAGGTTCCTCTGCGTCGGAGGAACCTTGGGACATTCTGAACACCGGATCTTGCGGCAAAGCTGCATGTAGTTATGCACCCCTAAGGCGGCCGCCTCCCTCAGGTTTCGATATCCAAGCAACCGCGAGTGCCCACAGTCATCACAGGCGACGTAGAGCGAATCCAGCTCGATGACCAATCGCATGGCGTCCGGGTGGCTGACTGGCGGCGTTGCCATATTCCTCTCCTGTTTGTTCTCATTTCGTTCACGCTAAAAAGACATGACTCAACCTGAGAGTCGAGTCGAAAGTGATTCGTTTTTTCCGCCATTTCGCAAACCTCTAATTTACAAAGGAAATTTCGAGTGCTCGTGGGATCATTCGACATCGATAGGATAGATCCCACTTTTTGAGCTTGCAAAGTGGGAAACATCCCACTATAACGTCCCCATCCGAGCAAACCACATGGCCCGGACAATGACCGGACGGCACCCTTTCCCCCTCGCCTTGATGCCGTCCGGTCTCCCCTTTCAACGGATGGAGACCGACATGAACGTCAGTGCGATGAATGACAATGAAAAGATCGAAGCCATGGCCGCCGCGATGCGCCGCTTCGGTGAAGGCTGCACCCGCGAGCAGCTGAACCTCTATTTCTCAACCATCGACATCAACCGCCTGCACGAACAGGCGCGCATGAAGGCGAACGACGACGCGCTTCTTGAAGCCGCTTGATGCCGTTTGGCGATGGCCTTCGGGCCATCATCCAACGGCATCAACGACCCACAGCTTCAGTGAAGGCACAAGGTGATGAGCAGCGCTTTTGACGAGTACCAGTATCAACGAAAATTCATCCTGTCCCATCTTCGACAGATCCGAATGATGGTGCGCGATCGACGAAATGTTCCCGAGGGGCGCGACCTTGTAAAACGCATACAGGCCGACGCAGCAAGGCGACGCAAAAATGCTTACGCGTCGCGCAGCCTCGGTACCGCCTGACGCCACGTCCGATTTCGGTGTCCGCCTCTCGACGCGAGGCGGCATCCGAAACGGATGGAGGCCGACGTGACCCAGATATCCCCAGCATACCCCTTAGCCTGCAAGAACCTCGGCACCTTTCACAAGGTCAAGCCCGCACCATATTGCCGCATCACCATTGTGAGCATGACAGGCGCCGCCTTTCTGGCGCTGCTCATGGCCGCGTCTCTTTGCGGCGTGCGCGTCGTCGAGGTTGAGCGGCAGCTTGAACAGGCGGCGCGCATATGATCCGCCTCGTTCTTCTCAGGATCCGATTGGATGAAGCTGCCGACACCATGCGCAATGACATGGTCGAGCTTTGCAAGATCGATGTGATCGTCATCACGCTCGGCGCATTCCGTGCACCGCAGATCGACCTGCGCAAGCAGGAGGGCGTCTGGCAATGAGCGCCGAGATCTTCACCCTGCCCGTTCGCAAGCCGCCTGTGCGTCTCGTCTTTTCTACCGGCGGCACGCGCAAGACGGAAAGCGACGTGTTCGTCGAGCGCCAGCTAGCTGAAGCAAACTCGCACCTGATCGGCGCGCAATCCGATATCGCCCACGCATTCAAGGTCGTGACCAACGGCAGAACCCTGCCGGAACACGACGCCACGATGATGGGCGACACGCTGGAATCGGTCCTGCGCGCCGTCATTCCCCTTCTCAATCTTTCCGGAGCCAGCAACCGCGACCGCGATCTTTCGCGCGCCGTTCGCCAATGGCTTCAGGTCAACGGGAGCTTAGACCATGACTAAATCCGCGATCGAGCGCGAGGCCCGCATCCTTCAGACCCTCGTCGGCTCTGTCTTTGCCGTCGCGATGGTGGCGGGCATGCTGGCTGGAGTGATCTGACATGCGCCAGAACAACAAGCTTGGCGGCACAAAGCTGCCGTCCGCCGTCATGCTCACACGCTGCGCACAGATGGGCATGGGTCGCGCCCAAATCGCCGACCATTACGGAGCCAGCATCAAGCGCGTCACAACGCGGCTGCGCGAGCTCGGCGTACACGCTCCGCTTTATGGCAAGACATGGCGCGAGGCGCGGTTCAATTTTGACACCGTCGTCGTACGCCGTTTCAGCAGCAGCATTACTTTGCCCTGCCCCGCCATCTATGCGGCCGCCTTGGAGCATCCCCATGGCTGACACCACGGCGATCTCCTGGACGGATTACACCTGGTCTCCGTGGACCGGCTGCGCGCGCATCAGCCCCGCATGCGACGGCTGTTATGCCGCGCAGCTGATGGACACCCGCATGCATCGCGCCGCGTGGGGCGCGCCGGGGTCCGGTGAAGGCACTCGCAGCATCATGTCCGAAAATTATTGGAAGAAGCCGATCGCGTGGAATCGTAAGGCCGCGAAGGCGAATGCTGCCCGCCCGCCTTTCGTATTCCCATCACTGTGCGATCCCTTCGACAACGCCGCGCCGGCGGAGTGGCGGGAGCGCTTTTTCCAGCTGATCCACGACACGCCTTTTCTTGTCTGGCTGCTGCTGACGAAACGCATCGGCAACATCGAGAAGATAACGAGCGGGAAAACCATGCCGCGCAACATCGCGATTGGCGGCACGTTCTGCAATCAGATCGAATGGAGCCGTGATTGGCTGAAGCTGCAACGCGCAAAGGAAGCGACGGGCGCAATCTTCTCATTCGGCAGCTACGAGCCCTTGCTGGGAGCGATCAGGTTCGAAGGCACAATCTTGCCCGACTGGCTGATTACCGGCGGCGAGACCGACCAGGGTGCGCACAAGGCGCGCCCCACGCACCCGGAGTGGTTTCGCATGATCCGCGATGCCGCAGCAGCCGCACGAAAGCCCTTCCACCATAAGCAGAATGGCGAATGGGCGACGGGCTTCTTTGAAGATCTCGGCGACATGGCCGTGTTCAAGCCAGACGAACCCGGCGTGAAAGTGCCTGCGCTCGCCAAGGCCGACACCCACTGGTTTGACGAGCGCGATTGGCCGGATGGTTGCGGCGCTGTCCGCGTCGGCAAGCGGAAATCCGGCCGCACACTCGATGGCGTCGAGCACAATCAATTCCCAACAATGGAAAGGGCCGCGTAATGACGCAGCAGCAAACCACGCCCGTGCGGCGCATCATCGGCCCGACCATTTTGCTTGGATCGGGCACATATTTTGATTTCGATAATCCAGAAGGATCGCAGTTGACGATTGAGGATGTCGCCTATGGCCTGGCATTCCAGTCGCGCTTCTCCGGCCAGTGTGTAAGCCGCCGCACGGGCAAGCGGGTCTATTACTCCGTAGCCCAACACTGCATCATCATGGCCGGTCACGCCGAGCCGGGAAACAAGATGGCAGCACTGATGCACGAGGTTGGCGAAGCGACCTGCGGCGACATGAGCTCGCCGCTGAAATCAAAGTGCCCCGAATTTAAAGCTGTTGAGAAACGATGTGAGGCCGCCGGTCTTCAACATTTCGGGGTCAGAACGCCGTCCCACGCGTACATCAAGCATCTGGACCTGAGGATGCTGGCCACAGAGCAGCGCGACCTAATGCCTACCCACGGCGAAAAATGGGGCATGCTGAACGGCACTCAACCGTTCGAAGAGCATATATTCCCGCGGCAAGATCCGCACGGCGCCGCCGAAATGTTCCTTGAGACGTACTATGCGCTAAGGAGGGCGGGCGAATGACCAAGTCACACCTGCACCGCCGGAGAGCTGCGCGTCAAACAGGTTACGATGAAGGGCTGGCCGCAGGAGAGGCAGAACGGAACAACCTGAAAGGTAAGTACCAGTCGATTGTCACGCTTCTCGACGCCGCCCGCAGGCGCATCCAAGAGATCTTCGACCACCTCGATGACGAGGGCGATCGCGTTTACCTCGGCAGCACGAACCATCGCGACTGGCTACGGGACATGCTCGATCACATGGATCGCTGGTCTCTCGACGCGATGCTGCCAAAGGGCGACATCAACAAGATGGAGGCCGATCCTTACGCGGAGGTTCGCACGCAACGGGCTCGCGCCGAGGCGGCTGAGGCTGAGCTTGATAGCCGAACCCGCGAATTGGATGAGGCCGAAACCGAGCTAAGACGCCTTCGCACCGGCATCAAGAGACTTTCCGACGAGGAGGAGATGTGCGCGGAAACGAGCGGCGACGATCCGTTTTCGATGACTTATCTCGCGGCGAAGCTTGCCGCCGCCGAAAAGCTGAACTCCGAGCAGGAGAAGTTGCGCGAAAAAGCCGAGGCCGAGCTGGAACGACTTCAGAGATGGCGTCCGATCTCCGAGGCTGACAACAGCATCGCTTATGTCCACATCGTCGGTGATATGAGGATTGCCAATTCATATCCGATCTGGGCTCGCGATGCGGACGGTCGCGTGTATGAGGCGCTCTGGTCAGACAACGAGAGAAAGGCCTATTGGTGGGATATCGACGGTGAAAGTTCTGTCGATCCAGTCGAATTCATGCCTCACCCGCTTGCCACCAACGTGGAGGCAGTCTGATGGGCTGGAAAAATGTAAAAGAGCACTATCGCATCGACCATCAAGTTCAGGTCACCAATGAAGGGATTTGCATAGGATCTCCCTACATCCACGCGATCATAGTCATCAGCCTTGATGGCACGCTTATCAAAGAAGATGACCGCACGCTCAACGATAAACTGTCTCGCTACCAAGCCGAAATGAAGGCCGATCCCGGCAAGCTACGAGATCTCGTTCTCTCAGAGGACAAATTTTCCTCGTCGATTCCGGTCTACACATATGACGGCGCCACCATTGTTCAAAAATTCTGCGAAGAGCTCGGCTGGCCGAACGTCACCCACGACGGCGCAATGATGTACGAGAACACGTTCTTTGCCGATCGAGAGGCGGCTGTCGAGGCCGCAAAGCGCAACTGCAAAGCCGCAATACTTTTGAGAAGGTCCGAGATAGCTGGACTGCGATCCAGCATCGCAAGCTCATCTGACCGCCTCGATGAACTGCTCAGCCAGGCGAAAGAACTGGGGCTCTCAGATATTTCCGAAATTATGAACCATCAAGCTCAGGCGCGGAATACTTCAGACTGGCAACCCGCACGCCGTGAGCTTTTGGAGATCTCTCAACGTCTCATCAAATGGGACACGGATTTTCCAGTCAACTGCTGGAACGGCTACGCCGGCCTGAAGGAGCTTGATAAGATCATAGCTGATGCGAAGGTCGTCGTTCACTATGCGGGCGCGTCCTACGACGAGGAATTTGGAACTAATCGCCCTACCTCACAATTGACGCCGATTGCGTGCGCGCAGCAGTGGAAGGGAGACGTTTTAGCGAATCGCCTCGACAGCGGCGAGCGCGGCACCCCCGACCTGGAAAGAAATCGGTCCGTCGACTTTCGCCAAAACAAATCGGATTTTGCTTTCGTTGAGCTTGTTCTCGATGTCGCCGATAACGGCATTAGTGCTCAACGTGACGAGATGCTCTTTGTCGCTCTGAGGATTCCCAAAAACCTGCAATTCAGCAACGGCTTTGATCCAATCCGCCTGATTGAGAACGTAGATCATGTATCTATTCATGTGAACCTCCTGAGATCATTCCTCCAGGAAGCGCTATCACTTTCCGCGCCTCATTTCGATACCAGCGAGGAAATTTCTACCGTAGAGAGTGACGGTGAGGTAGACGCATGAACCCCACCAGACCAGCCATGCGATGGCACGGTGGCAAGTGGCTGTTAGCTCCGTGGATCATCAGCCACTTTCCCTACCACCGGACGTACGTCGAGCCCTTTGGCGGCGCCGCTTCCGTTCTGCTGAGGAAGCATAAATCATATGCCGAGGTATACAACGACCTAGACGACGAGGCCGTAAACCTGTTTCGCGTCATGCGGTCACAGCGCGCCGGAGAACTCGTTGAGGCACTTCGCCTCACTCCCTTCGCTCGTGCAGAGTTTGCACTGGCATACGAAAAGCACGAAGATCCGGTAGAGCGGGCTCGCCGTCTGGTGACGAGGTCATTCCTCGGCTTCGGTGGTGACGCCGTCAAAAACAGGACCACAGGTTTTCGCAACGACAGCAACCGAAGTGGTGGGCCGCCGGCGAAAGACTGGGCGAATTATCCCGATTGTCTGCCTGCGCTGATCGAGCGGTTGCGTGGCGTCGTCATCGAGAGCAGGCCAGCCGAATACGTCATCGGGAAATTCGACGGTCCTGAGACGCTTTTTTATGTCGATCCACCCTATGTCCACAGCAGCCGTGACCTGGGCGGGAACGGCAAGCTACCGCGACACACGTACGAATTTGAGATGACCGATCATGACCACGTTCGGCTCCTTGAGCAGCTGCGCGCGGTTGAGGGTATGGTGGTTCTCTCCGGCTATGCCTCCGATCTCTACGACGACGCGCTTTCTGACTGGAAGCGAGTGACGCGCACCGCACTGGCGGACGGCGCCCGCACTCGCACAGAGGTTCTTTGGGTTAACCCGGCCGGCAGAGATCGTCTTGACGCTATCCAGATCCCACTGCTCATTGAAGGTGTCGCATGACTGACCTTGTCGCAAAAACGAAGCCCATCAAGCTTACATCGACGGACATCCGAAACGGGATGTCAAAGCGCTGGGCGGAGCCGGAATATGCCATCATGTGGGAAGTTGCCGACGCGACTGGGTCGGGATCTCGCCGTTATGCGGACGCCGTCATCATGTCGCTTTGGCCGTCTCGCGGGCTGGAGCTGCACGGCGTAGAAATCAAAGTCAGCCGTTCCGATTGGAAGCGCGAAGCCGCAGATCCGAGAAAAGCGGAATCGGTCGCGCAGTACTGCGATCGCTGGTGGATACACACCGCGCCTGGCGTCGTGGATGATCTGTCCGATCTACCGCCACAGTGGGGGTTGCGCGAGTTCGATGGCCGTTCATGGAAAACGATCCGCGAGGCAGAGAAGAACAGCCCAGCTCCGATATCGCGCGGCTTCCTTGCAAGCATTTTGCGTCGAGCCGATGGCGCGATGCGACTTCTTGTCAACGAGGCGACGAGAGAGGCGCGGGCGCGGGTTGAAGAAGAAATTGAGAGGAACCGACAGCGCTACAGAGACGAACTGGAGCGGGCCGTCCAAAACAGGACAGCGGCGCTAGAGGCGGAACGAAAGAACATCGAGCTATTCGCCACAGCCTTTGGTGTCGATCCGGCCAATGCATGGAAGGATGATTTCGTCCGTCTCGGTAGAGCTGCTAAAGCGCTCAGCGAATGCAATGTGACAGGTTATGGCCACAAGCCACTTGCCCAACGCCTGCGCGCTGCTGCCGACGAGATAGACGCAATTGACGCGATGCTCGCGCCCTGTGGAAACAATGTGGACAACGTTCCATGAGCCGAGCCCGCACTTACACAAAATCCGAAATTGCGGATGCTGCGTCAGCTGCAGCAGCGCACAACGTCCGGGTGATCATGCACCCGTCAGGCGAGATTGAGTTCGCACCCAAGAGTTTTGCTGTTGTCGATCGTGAAGATGATGCCGGTGAGAAGGCTTGGAGGGACTGGGAAAATGGAAGGAAAGCTGGTGGGCGTGCACGAGGTTAAAGCCAAACTCGCTGATGGCTCGACGGTCACGTACTACTACGCATGGCGCGGAAAAGGAGCGCCGCGCATGACATCGAAGCCCGGCACGAAAGCTTTCACTGCCGAGTTTATCCGGCTGACAAAAGATCGGGAAAAGTTCACCTATCAGGGAACGGTCGGATCTTTGATCGCCGACTTCCGAGCGACAGCGAAATACAAAAAACTCGCGGTCACTACCCGTAAAGACTACGAGCGCATGTTCGGTGTTATCGAAAACAAGTTCCGGGATCTGCGGCTTGAGGCGGTAGAGGCTCGCGGAAGCCGGAAACGCTTTATCGAGTGGCGAGATACCATGAAGGACGCTCCCCGCTCCGCTGACATGCATCTGGGGCTGCTGGCGCGCGTATTCGCATGGGCAAAGGATAACGAAATCATTCTCCGCAACCCTCTTGAGCGCGTCGAGCATCTTCACGAGGGCACCAGGCGCGACTGTGTCTGGACCATGGACCAGATCAACACCGTACTGACTAAAGCTGCGCCACACATCAGAAACGTGGCGTGCATCGCCCTGTGGACCATGCAGAGGCAGGCTGACATCCTCACGATGCCCATGATCGCGTTCGATGGACAGCGCGTCTCGATCAAGCAGGGAAAGACGGGTGCGCGCGTGCGTATTACAGCCGCCCCTGCAATCCTGCCGATATTGCAGGACGCCAAAGACAGCGGCCGCCAGCGCGTGCTGGTGAACTCCTTTGGCCAGAACTGGACGGCCAGCGGCTTCAAGTCATCCTGGCGCAAAGAGATGGCGCGACTGAAGATCAAGGGCGTCACGTTCCACGACCTGCGAGGCACGGCCATTACCTACGCATACGCGCACCTGAACCGCTCGCATGAGGATAAGGTACAGCTAATTGCGGAGATCTCGGGCCATTCTCGGGAGGAAGCTGAAGGGATTATTCGGCGTCATTATCTTGCGGGACAGGAGGTCATCGACGCCATCAGCAAAGGAACGCGTTAG